CCTGCGCGTTCGGGATGGAGGCCTGCAAGCGGTTCTACTCGGTAAGGTTCACCAGACTACCCGACCTGCTGATGGACCTGTCCGCCGCGGAAGACAGGCACGCCCTCGAAAACGCGTTGCAGAAGTACACCAAGCCGACGCTCCTCATCATCGACGAATGGCTGCTGTTCAAGCTCCGCGAGAACGAGGCCAGGTTGCTGCTGGAGGTAATCCACAAGAGACGCAAGAAATCGTCGACCATATTCTGTTCCCAGTACGAGGAAAAGGACTGGTACAACCAGATATGCGACGGCGAAAGCACCCTTGCGGACGCCATCATGGACCGGATATCGTTCGACTCGTACAAGATAAACATCGAGTACATCGACAAGTCGGTTGACAAGTCCATGAGGGAAGTGTATGGGCTGAACCCGTCGGAAGCCCAGTAGGGCAAAAAACAGGTGGCTCCGTCAGGCCGGACTAGTGGCTCACACTTCTCCGGACTGGCGGCTCCGCCGCTCCGGAATAATCAAGCAAGAAAATTTTACATAGCGAATCTTTTTTTATCCTATCACCCAACTTATTGCCCAACTCATCACCCAACCGCCGTCTCGTTTCATTTGCGGACGAAAATTTCGACCGCAAAATTTTGGCTACTTGGCCGATGATGTCGGATTAATGTCGGAATAAAAGTGTATATTAGAATCCAGACGCCAAGGAGATTCCGCGATGACTCAATAACTCTGGAATAAATGCAAAAAGTGCGGCTGCGACAAGCCCGAAGACACCGAAAAGCTCTGCGAGCAATGCAAGGCCAAACGTCGGCAATTCTGGAGCGACGTCAAGAAGGTTGGCGGCGTGGCCGTTGGTGCATTGCTTGTGGTTATCGCTGGCGGGAAGATGAGGAAGAGGTAATAATTATACCATAAACGAAACCACTTTACATCTTATTTTCTCCAATTCCATTCTAATATGCTTTTGTATAAATCACCTCGCTTTTGGATTTGCTCTTTCTTAAAATCCGCATAAGGTTCAAATTTTAATCCGCTTCGTTCGATAAAGCCGATAAAACCAGGATTATTTTCATATTTATTAAAATGCAAGCTTTGCGCCAGAACATTTTGTTCAATGTAGTGAACTAATTTATCCGAATACTTATCATCACCATATGAAGCATTAAAGCTCTTTGGCAAAACAAGTAAATCACCTATTGAATTTCTCGCAGCAGAAAATTCCGCCGATGAACCACATTCGTCCGCATGTAGTTCAATGTGATTGCACCAAATATGTTCTATTTCAGTTGGATCATCCTTATGATTCATCATATAATCTGGCTTACCTGATTCAGCAGAAACAATTTCAGTAATCAAAGAAAGAAGTACTTTCAATTTCCTATTATTCTGTTGATTTAAAGTAGGATAATTATCTAATTCTATTTTTTCAATAGGGTCTGAATCCAAATATGGCTTTAATTCTTCAACTGTTTTTCCTCGAATAGTTTTGCATAAATCATAAATTTTAGCTTCCATAGAACTCTGAGAAATCATTGTATGATTCCATACACGCCACGATAGTACTTTTGTCAAATACTTAGAAACAATTTTTATTTTTGTTTCAACAACCTTGTCATCATCTTGATAATTAATTGAAGCGAGTATCAAGGCGGGTTGCAAAGTAAAACTATAATCACTATTAACAATTAAGTAAAGGAACTCATCTGTTTTTCTTTGCTGTATTAAAGAATAAATTTTCTCATATTTTGTTGCAAAGTAATCTAGCTGAACAATAAAATCAAAAAAATCATCTGATGTTTTTAAATTAAGAGCCACACTATTATCTCGAACCCAACGATGAAACTCCTTACCTATTCTAACAAAATCAGAAGTTGACCCCTTGCTTTGGGACATATCTTGTGCGTAATGACTACGTAGATATGTTTTAAAGAAATCAAATTCAGCTTTAGAATTCGAGCTTAAAGTTATTGACGCAAGGCGATTGACAAGATTATCATATTTTTTAAGCGCCGCATCTCTGTTTTTATCTTTAGAATTATCATCATCAATATTCGCTAACAAATAGCTTCTAAGCATCTCTATTTGCGTCAATGAAAGACCTCGGTCATTCATTGTTTCAAAAATCACATAAGCAAAATCATCGCTATTTGTCCAGACTTTTGAAAAAGAAACTTTATCCATCAACCAATATGCAAAATGAACAACATTTTCGTTAGTGATTTTTTCATTCCAACAATCTTCTATATCATTATATCGTTCAACAAGATTTTTAACAGATGATGGTTCTTTTTCGTTTGGAATATATAAGCCGTCATTTTTTAACGCTTGCATACATGTGCGTCGTTCTTCGATATCTAAATTAAAAAGGTCTTCTCCATAGTGGTCAGATGAAATTAAAGTACTGATTTTTGCAGGAAATTTATCAACAGTTCCGTAATTTCTAAGTAAATAAATCAAGAGCAATGTTAATGATGTTATTCTTTGCTGCCCATCAATAATAGAATTTCTATCATCTCCTTTTACCGACAAAACAATTTCACCCATATAATAGGGATCATATTTAGCAACCTCTTTAAAGTCATGTTCTGGGCGCCAATTTTTCAAGAATTCTGTTGATAAGTCATTTACCAAATCTTCAATATTCTTCCTTTGCCATACATATTCACGTTGATAGAAATCAACATCAAACTTTTCAGAAAAAAGCGTTTTGAGAGGAACTACTTGACTTTCAACAGTTTTTAATTGCGTTTCCATATTTCATCCTTTAAATTAAACATTTCTTACAAATTCTTCTTAAAATTTTCAGCTTGTTCAAAGATTTCCCCATAGACTTCGTCGCGTTCGACGGGCGGGTAGCCGAATTCATCAAGAAGGATTATCAGGTCCACTTTCAGTGCGGATTTAATGTCGTCGCGTTTGTCCCAGTCGGGGTATGCGGCTTGTTCGTCAACGAGAATCTTGACGCGTTTCGAGAGGGCAATTAGTTTGTCTTCGGGATAGGTGAAGTGGTACTTGACGCAGAGCGATTTTAGAATATCATAGAACGCGGTTTCTTCGAAGCTGAGGCCTTTTTCTTCACCTTCGGTAAACGCCTTGCGGACTTGGACAATCATGTCGGTCAATGTTTCGGCCATTTCTTCATAGACTTCGCTTTTCAAGATGTCTTGTTCGGTGCGGTCGTTGTACTGCTCCACAAGCTGTTGCATTTTCTGCGTGAAGTTGACGCCCTTGACTTTGTTCACCTTGCGGATTTGCCCGATGGCTTTTTGCAGGAGCATTTGCAACAGTTTGATTTTCGTATTCGGCAGCTTGATGCGGTTGATGTGCTGCAGGTATTCGTCGTCAAAGATGTTCTGTTTTGCCTGGTCGGCTTCGGCATCGCTCAACTGCAGAACGTCTTCCACGCCTTCGCTCTGGAGCGCCGAGGCAATCATCTCGCGCACGCGGGCGTTCATCTGCGCGGTATCGGGTGCATTGCCTTTTGTGAGTTTATGCAAAATGGAGCGAATTGCGAAGTAGAAATGTGCACGGTCACGCTCGGTCTGCGTGATTCCTTCGTTGCCAACGCAAATATCGTATGCGGCTTTCAGGCGTTTCGCGAGGCCCATAAAGCGAGTTTCCTTTTCCTTCGTGGTTTGCACGAATTCCTGCGCCTGCTTGAGGCAATCCAGTTTCTTCAGTTCCGCGCCATTGCCCGCGCTCTTAAAATACGCCGACGCATCGAACTTGTACATCAACTTGTCAAGCAAATCCAGATGGTTGCGAAACTCCGTAATCGCTGCGGTAATGTCTTCTACATTCTGCTCCGAACCGGCTCCGTACTGCTTTAGTGCCAGGTTCATCTTGCGCTTGATGCCGATGTAATCAACGACAATTCCCTTGTCCTTGCCCGCAAACGTCCTGTTCACGCGGGAAATCGTCTGAATCAGGGAATGCTGCTGTATCGGCTTGTCGATATAAATGGCATCGAGGCACGGAACGTCAAAACCCGTGAGCCACATATCCACGACTATCGCAATCTTGAAGTTGGAGCGTTCCTGTTTGAAAAGGCGGTCCAGTTCCTTGCGGGCGTTATAACGGCGCGGTTGTTGTGAGACAAAAAATCACCTTTCGTGAGACAAAACGAAAGATGATTTTGTTTTTTTTAAGCCATAGCATTCCATAGTGTTGTCGAAATTGCGACAAATTTTTTGCTATACCCTGGTGAAATAGTTGCACTTTGGGTGCCGCCATAACCAGTCCAATGAATTGTTAAATCGTCATTACCCACATTATGAACAATCAATTCGTCACCAGTTGTAGGAGTGTATTCAGTTAAATAAAAGTCCGTACTCATCCCAACATCCCCTCCCTGGTGGCTGTAATGATCAGGAATTCTGAACACATCAAGTGACTTAGGTTCGTAATGAGTCAAATATTTTCCAAGAGTATCTTGAAGGTCATTGGTTGTAAGAGTGTCAGGAATAGCAATGTTCCTGTTGATTCTACTTACAGATAGATAGTCAGTGAAGATTTTATTAACATTTAAAGTTTGGGAAATAAACAAAGACCCGTTGATGTTTCCGCCAGTTTTCGCCAAAAAAGTTACTGTAGCCTGATTCAAAGCATCTTCAATTGCCGCGCTAAATGATTGCAATCGATAGACGCCAAACCCATCGCCCGAAATATAATGAAGAAAACTAACGCCTTCAGGCAAATCTATTTCATCATACCAAGTATTACCATTAGCAGAGCACTTCATTTTTATGGTAATTTCGCCAATTGAGCGATTGTGCAAAATAGCCAAATGGTTTCCCTCGGCTCCATTCAAACCAGCCAAAAAAGGAGATTCAATGGTTACGGTGTAACCAGAACCCGAAAAATATATATTGTAATCTTTGTCCGAATTACAATTTAAAGTAGTTGCCTCGCCAACACCCATTGGTTCCCATCCAGAAATAACATCTCCTGCAAACATCAATCCCCCTCTGGTCTCTTTTACCGTAAAGACTAGGTTGCCAATACGATATGCTGGATGGGTGGCTTGATTGAAGATTTGTGCTAGGAATCTAGGGTTGGAGTCTTCTTCATTTACGCGGGCTTTACCTAAATATTCGATTCCTTCGGGAGTGGGAAGGTGTCCCACCTCCTCTTCGCCTTTTTCAAATGAGGGATTTTGGAGAGCGTTCAAGAATTCGGGGGTGATGATATCACCGGTTTTAAAGGTCTTTTTATTCATGTTCAACCTCGTTTGAATGGTAGTTTATTGCATCAGAAGACTGCATCATGCTGATATAGCGGTTCTTGCGTTCTTCGGTCAAAAAGTCGTTTTCAGGAATTTCGGCAAGAGCCAATGTTGCTTCGAAAAAAGCTCCCGCCAACAAACAGGAAAAAACCTCTGATAACGCTAAAAGGATTTCCCTTCCTTGTCCTGAAACACCAAATCTCATTGAATCTTCCCTAAAAATGGCGATAATATGAGATGCCAACTTTTGATTGTAGAGTATTCTAGATAGGTTATCGCCATTGACAGATTCGGCAACGAAAGTGCGTTCGAAGCTAAAATCTTTAGGTGGTTGAATCTCATCGCCAAAAACATCTGTGTAGGTTGCTTCTGGGTTTGGGACAGCATTTTCGTCTTTAGAATAAAACTCAGCATCCATCCAGATGCATTTCCCGTCAATACTGTAAATTTTGCTAATCATGACCTTACCTCACAATGTTGAATTGGATGTATGGAATGGAACCGTTGTTGTGCGTTGTTCCGGCAACACTATCGGGCCAATTTTCGGCACCATCCTGAATGAAGTTGTTGATAACTCCGGAAACAGCAGTATCACCACTCGCTGGAACTACGCTGCTAACCGATTTTCCAAGAAATCGACCTTGTCCATGGATTGCAACAAATACCCAATAGAACTTCTTTCTGACAATTTCTACAGGATTGTCGAATACGATTATAGCGTTTTCGCCCAGCTCTTGGTTGACACAAGACAACAGCTTTGTTGCTCCGTTTAACGTTTTTGCGTCATTGCCAAAAATGGCAACATTAGCGCGATTGTCGCTATACGAGCTTCCTGCTATAGGAGAAAAAGCGATAGAGCCAATACTACCCGAAGGTAACTTGATTGGCGCGAACCTTACATCCAGCATCTGTCCGGCTGGAACATTCGATGCATTCACCTCGGTATCTGCCAAAACCTCGTCAAAAGGAACCGCTGGGGTAAGCAAGATTTCTCCGTCATCATCTCTAGTAATTCGGATGATAAGATCATTGTTTTCTTGCGGAGAACCAGGACGATTAACGATTTCCGCAGATAGCCCGGAGCCAAAACTAAGTTTATCAAAAAGATTCCCAGGAACAGCATCTGCGTCAGAAACTTTGATTTTACCATTTGCTAGTCCTGCAAGTTCAGAAAGTAGAATGCAAAAATTCTCCTGTCCGGCAAATCCGGCCAAAGATGCATTTGCGGCCAAGGCCTGAGCCAAGGTTTTTGTTCCCATTTGAGACATTTTTTTGTCTAAGGTTTCTTCGTTCATGTTTCGTTCTCCAGGAGAAGTTGATGTCCGTTTTCAAGAAGCAGGGCTCCGCCATCTTCGAGCAACAAGCGACCTGCAGGTGGCTGTTGGAATTTCCATTTAATTTGAGTAAACGGGATTTTCTGAGCTTCCAATGTCTGTATCAATTTGGTACAAGAAGATTTCAGTCTATCACATTTAACCGTCCAGGTGTATTGTTCATCCTGGTCGTATACTTCAAAGCCTGCTCGGCCAAGGCCCGCACGGAGCATCCTGGGCGGTTTTACAATATCGATATCGAAACCGATTGCCGCTGCAAGCGCCTTGTAATGACGTTCCGCAATGCCTGAATCCCTGTTGATAGCCTCTAAAAGGGCTTGGCGGCGAACTTCCAAGGAGCCGGAATGGCCTAATTCATAAAGGTTTTCCCACCGTTCGAGAGTCGTTACTGCTGAACCAGGAAAGATTTCACGGTAGACGGCATCGGCGCTTTCCAGGGCTCTGTCAAGCTCCTTGGCTACGGCATATTCTTCCGCATCCATCTGGAGCGGATAGAGCTGCGTAAGGGCCCTGTAGTGTCTGCTTTCAAAGGGATTGACTGCCATTACTGTACCACCAGATTGCCAAGAACGAATTTTTCAGTGGGATACGATTCAATAGCATCTGTTTCAACCTGATATTCCCCACTATTTTTCGACACTTCGATAGTAGTCGCATTCTCGCCACCATTTTTGATTGCGTATACAACAATTTGTGAAGGAATAAAGAGATCTCCTGGTTCTAAATCGGCGAAATATTTATTGACATCTTCCCGGAAACCGTCTTCGTCCAATTGTTGCAGATTTCGCACCGTAACACGTAGAGAAAGAGTTATTTCTACAGGAACATTGACCCAAATTTCACGCGGGGCAACGGGGCCTTCGTATTCGCATTTTGCCCGGATAGCTTCACAGCAGCGCATCGAAAGTGAACTCGGACCCATCAGCATGAGAACCGTTCCCACGCCATAGTGGTTCTTGAGGCATCGGGATGATGTCGGGGCCTCATTTGAGTCACTGGGCACATAAATTTCGACGCCGAAACACTTGACGGTATTCAAAGCTTCGGTTTGCCAGCTTTCGAGCGCTTCGATTTCTTCGAGTTCAACCTTGACATAGCGGGTAGAAACAGAATCGAAGGTGGCCATAGCCCACCAGTAGGCGGCATCGACCTTGCCCTGCTTGGTCCAGGTCTGGGCGTCGTCGGACGTATAAATTCCAAAAGTAGCCGGTCGTTTGGTAATGAAACCAAGACCAATTCCAAAGATTTCCTTCGAATTGCCCAAATCAATCACGACATTCTTTTCAGTGTCGCTGGATCCGCAAGTAAAGGCGATGTTTTCGCGGTCGTGCGGTTTGACAGCGTTGGCCGCGTTCAGGTCGGGCATGTTGCCGGAAATCATCGAGGATTCGAGCCCGATAGCCTTGCCGGTAGAAGACGCTTCCAAGGCCCAGCGTTCGTAATCACTAGGCTTGCCGCCGCTCTTCGGGTTGCGAAGATACGACAGGATGAACGTCAAAAGCTCGCTTGCGGTCAGGTTGCTGTAGTCCAGCCCACGATCGTTCGCCCACTGTTCCAGGCTTTCCTGGTTCATCGTGGTCGGAAAAATCTGGTCAAGGGTCCAGTCCATCTGCTTGTAGAGGCCCCAGATGGCAGACGCAGCAGTCGCGAATCGGATATAGGTTTCCGTGCCCTGGCTAATTTTGATTGTCGGGTTGTAGTTCTTCGCATCAACAATCATGCGCTGTAAGATTTGATCAACTGTTACGGACATCGCCGACCTCCACAAAACGCTTAAATTCAATCACATCGCCATTGTATGCGACACATACCACATGCACCAGGAGCTTGTCGGAATCGGCATAGGTTGCCGTCGATTCTACGCTTCTAAGGTGCTTGTAGTCCAGCATCCACTTTAGTGCCTCGGTGGCATAAGTTTCGGCTTTGCTCCTGGTGTTTTCGGATGCCACTTCACGGGCAAGTTCTTTGAAACGGTGGCCAAATTCAGGTTTCTTGTAAAATGAACCTTTTGCCACGGTAAGCGAAAGCTGAACTTCTTCTTTGATCTGGTCTGTAGTCATTGTAAGGTCTCCGGGAAAGATGACGGGCTGGGCGGTGTCGTGGGCATGGTTTCAGTCACGGTACAAATAGCGGTTTTCAAGACCGTTTCAATGGCCCCAAAAAGCTTCTTGTATGGCTTTTGAACTTCCTGCTTGGAAACCGCTTGAGCGTTTACCAAATTCGCGATGACCGCCAAAACGCCCGCTTGTGCCGCTGTAAAAGTCGGAATGACTGACACGACGGCTACGCCACCGTGGGACGGGATTCCAGGCTTAGGCAGCCCCTGCCAATAGGCACAGAGCCTGGCGGCCATGTTGGCAGGCGTCCCGCTGGACGGGTCGAGCACCGAGAAGGCGCTTTCCAGGAGAGACTTGTCGCCCCCCGCCGAAAGGTCCGCTCCGAGAATGATGCCGCCCTTGGCATAGTCATCGTAGGCCTTGGCAAGCTGAGGGGCCACGCTTGTTTTGCCATCGGCAGACTTGACAATCCGGGAAAATTCGGAATCGAGAGTGTCCAGATCAAGCATTTAGACCCCCGTATCCTGCTGTGTAGGCGGTGCGGTTGGTGCACCGAGGTTGCCCACGTGAGTGTGCTGGTTGAAGGTATCGCGAAGTTTTGAGAGATTTCCGATCTTATCCTTAACTTCGCCATTGACACGCACGTCGCCATCGATATCAAGACCGCTCTCGGCCTTGATGGCAATTGTGCCATCATCCTTGAGGATGATATAGTGGTCCTTAGCACGGTAAAGGGCCGTTTCGCCTTCTTTTACGGCAGGACGCTCTTTGCCGTCGCTTGCAACCGCAATGACCACATTGCCAAACTGCAAGAAAAGGCAACGCTCTCCGGCCTTGGGAATGCTGATAAAACCATAATGCTGCATCATCTGACGGCCTTCAAATTCGATACCGTTGGCCTTGCCGCTGATACTGCGGAGCTTGCCTGCCACATCCTTGCAGCTGGTAACCAAACTGGTGAAAAATTTCATCATAACGAGCCTCCGGGCTGTAATTCAAGGCGGGTGCGCTTGCCCTCACTCCTGGAGAGCGTGAACATGCGGCGTTTAATCAGATACGAGTCAACAGCGCCATTGTAATGGTCCTCTACGTCGCAAAAGGCGTTGATTGTCCAGGGAATACCGTTTTGCGAGTGCCCGGGCATCGTGTATTCGAGCTGGATTGCGGAAGCCTTTTCCGTTGCCAGCTGAAGTTCTGCGGTCTTCTTGGCAGGGCCCTCGTTCTCGTTCCAGTTTACCACAAGAGGGCGATAGAACGGGAAATCGTCATTTTTGACCGAGGCGGCTACATACTTGATGTCGCTATCGTCCTGGCTTTCGCCGATAACCTTGATAAGCGAGTGCTGACCGTTCAATGTCTCGGTGACAGATCCCTCGATATAGTCCATTTTCTCGCCATTTTCAAAGGCATGGATTCTGAAATCGGCCTTGCCACGTTCAACAGGCTTGTCGAAGACCAAGGAGCCGTCAGGAGATGCCCAGAATAGAAAACCGAGCGAATTGGCCGCTTTCTTCAGGACATCAAAGACGCTGTCTCCCGGAGAAAGCTCGACGAACTTGCGCTTGATTTTATCCTTGTCTGAACCCGAGTTGAAAACAAAATCTTTCCTGGAGAGAAACGGCAGGTCCTTCACAAGCCGTTCTGCCAGCTGGGGAAGCGTCCTTGGCAAAGTTCCAAACTTTGTCACGCTGGAGTCGGCTAGCACCGACGCCACCGATCGCCCCTCGATTTCCATCTTGGGCCCGCTGCGAGAAAGGGAACGGCGCACGGTATCGATAATCCCCGCCATGACGCACTTGCGGTTCACAAAGATTTGACACAGGTTGCCGCGGTTCATATCGTACTTAGAATCGCATTCGAACGAGAATGAGCCTTCCGGGGAATAGAGGTCCGCATCGATCGTGTAGCTCACGAACTTGTCCACCCGAGCTCTCCCTTTGGCATTCGCCACAAGCACGACGACTTCATCATTCTGCATAGACAAGCACCTCGCCTTTCATGAACGTGGGATTCTTGGCGTTATTCAATGCGCAAAGGCGCTCAGCCGCCTTATAATTCAGCTTGTTGTCCAGGGCAATCTTGTGGAGCGGTGTTTCGTGGGTCACGTTGATTGTCTTGGTGGTCATGTATTCCAGCTTGATACGAAGCACCGCATCCGACAGCGTCGCCGCCATTTTCTTGAGCCTGTAGGGGCTTACAGCCTGCGGAAGAACCTGTTGGATGAACTCCCTTGCCAAGGCTAACGTATCCTCAAGTTCATCGGGGGAAAGCAGATACGGTTCGCTTTCCGAAGCCAGTTCGCGGCCTTCGGCATCGTCAATGGCGACTCGTTCAGCCGCAATAGATTCGCCCATCTTTTTCTCATCATCGGATATTTGCTTGGCGGTCTCCGTAGCGACAGTAGCGGCAGCAAGGGTTGCAAATGCAGCCCGAACGCTTGCGGGGGCACCATAAAGAGCCGCCAACATCGATGAGGCGTTGGTGACCAAGGTGGCGGTAGATGCCCTGGATTTGCCCTTGTTGGAACCGGCCTTTCTGGCAAGTGTCACGAAAGAATCGCAGCATTCCTGGATAGCCTTTGTCAAGGTTCCTGACAGCGAGTCCATATAATCGATGGTCGTATTGATTGCATCGACAGGGGCCTTTATGGATTCAATTGTTCCCAGGAGTTGCCCCATGGCCTTGTTTGTCGCTTCGCCAAAGCTTCTGGCAGCGTCTCCGAGAGATGCCCATACATCGATAAGCGACCAGTCCGAAGAACCGGGAATATCGGGAACGCCGGTTTGTTGCATCGATACGGCGACACTCTCCTGGACTTCCAAATTGAGAGCCTGTGTTTCTTCGAAATTGGCGTCATACGGGTCCGTATAGCTCTGGATATCGTCCTGAACATGCGCTACCACAAAATCAAATGTAAATGCGGCATATCTCTTGCGACGGTCATTACTGAATGATACGTTTTTGGGATAGCCTGTAACCGCGCCATGCTTGGGATGTACCAGCAAGACTGGCGCTTTGAAAATCGATAGGAACCAATTTCTCAGCTCGGTATAATTTCTGTCATACTCGTCATTGATCAAAACACCAGAGAACTTGAGCGTTTCAGGATCAACGCCCATGTCTTCGAAATCGGCTCCGTTCTTGTAAGGGTATTTAGTTTCGGCTATAGCGTGAGAGATTTCGTCGCCAATCGACTCCAGCCGAAGTTTCCATGGGCCAAGCATTGGAATTTTTTCTTCTGCCATTTATGCCCCCCATCCCGGTGTTGTTTTTCGTCCGCTGACTTTAGGCGGTTTACCCTTGTCGGTTTCGACGACAGCCTTGCCGTTGGAATCCACATTGATAATGATGTTTTGGTTCAAAGCCTGCATGTATTCCTGGGGCGACATCATTTTATCGCCCTTTTGAGCCGCGACAGCATTCTTCGTCAGCTGATTGTATAGCCGTAAATCGCCATAAAGCTTGTCAAGTTTCTTTTGTGACGGCAAGAAGCTGTTTTCTTCCTTTTGGATTTCGAGAAGGGTGTCCCCATGCTTCTTGCTCCACCTTGCCGCTTCAGGCCCATATCTTTTTTCAAATTCTGCCTGGTTACGGTCCACCATGGCCCGGCTGTTGGCCTCGACATCGGCGACGACATTACGCCATTCCATAAAGGCCTGGCCAAAGTTGTAGATTTGATTCATGGCCCAGCCTGTGGCAGCCGTCATCAATGTGCCGCCAATGACACTGCTCCCGAACTTGTTCAGCCCCGCACGTGCGGTGGAAAGGCCCTGGCGGAATCTGCCGACCTCTTTTGTGGTCGATTCCATAGCCTGGGCCGCCTTCTGGGTAGCAGGCTGATACATAGGCGCATCATCGTCCATGTAGTCAGAACCACCGCCAAAACCGCTGCGCATATTGACTACGAATACCTTTTGGACAGATGCATCCAAAGCGGAAACGCCCGTCCCTGCGGCAGATGCCCCTGCGCCGCCCTTCTTGCTCCAGATACCCTTGATATCCCTGGCGAGTCCGGCCACATCTTTCACGAGACCGCCAATTTTGACAGCACCCAAAGCTGCAGCGGCAACGGCCATCATCTTGAAGCCCGCCGTAACTATTCCCTGGTGGCGGGATAGAAAGCCCAGAGCGGTCGTCAGCTGTTCAACAGGCCCTGTAAGGTTCGTGTCTGCAAATTGCAGGGCGACATTCTTCATCTTGTCAACATTGCTGTTGAACGAATTGGAAGCCTTTTCATAATAATCTTCCAAAACATCGGTATTTTTCATGCCTTCGATACCAGCTTGGGCAATTTCATCCATTCTTTCCCAGTTGTTTTGGAACTCCCCGATCAGGGGGTTGATTGCCTTCATCGAAGAAGCGCCAAACACAGGCGACAATTTTTTAAGACTTCCGCCTGTTTTTTTCATGATTTCTTTGATAATTACATCAAATTCGCGAAGTTCATTGTTCTTGTCAAAAACACTAACGCCAAATTTCTTCTTAATATCGGCGGCCTTGTCAATAAGTTCCGAAAACAATGTCGAAACGGAAGTCGTCGTTTCCGCCTGGCTCTTGATTTTTTCATTGACAATTTGTAGGAATGCCCCGAATTTGGCAAATTGATCCGTAGATTTAATGCCAAAAGTAGAAGCAGACGCCAGCAAAGCCTTACCTTCGGTGGCGAAGCCCTGTAAAGTAAAGGACCCTTTTTCTCCCTGGATAATCAAGGCATTAAAGGCTTTAAAAACCTGGTCGGCGCTATACCCCATAGAACCTTTCATGGAAGACGCTACAGTGGCCAAATCTTCAACAGAAGCCTTAGATGCTTTGGACGCTTTAGCCAGGCTTTCACTCATTTTTTCAGCAAAATCGAAATCACCTGTAATTTCGCCAATCTTTGAAACACCGTTCAGGATTTCATTGGCGGCGACACCTGTCTCGATTGCCGTCTTATGCAGCGATTCGCGGAACACCTTCGTGTCCGCGTCGCTTTTCTTTGCCGCAAAGCCGTAATACATGAGCGATTCGGAAAGGTCGCCCACGTTCTTGACGGCCATGCCAAGGCCACCCCCAAGGACCAGCGAATTGAACGGAGTCACCAGGCTGTCGGCAAGGCCCCGCATGGATCCGCCGACACGTGCAATGGTCGCCCGTGCCTTCGTCCCGAAAGAAGAGACAGCAGTCGATGACTGGCGCAGGCCATTCTGGAGACCTGTAGCATCCGCACCGATTCGCAATGTGACTTCGTTATTCGCCAATTGTCTGCCATCCTTTATCTTTTTCGTTGGGTTCCAAAAGCCCCTTCATCGCAAAGACAAGGAGCCACTGGGCGTCAGTTATGCTTGCAACCGGGCAACCAAAGTACGCACTAGCTTCCAGGCCGTATTCAAGCTTACGACTTTCAATTGAACCTGGTCCGGCGTTTTTTTTAGCGTTTCGATGAGCGTCTCGATACTTTCGTCCGAAACTTCGTCAAGGCTCGGGTCGCATTCCTCGGCAAATGCATTGTATTCGTCGCAGAGTTTCTTCAGTTCGTCGGGGGTACAGAACGAACGCAGGTGCTCCGCAGAGCGGAAAATGCGTTTTCCCGTATCGACGTTGTAGAAAGCCCGCCACATACCGTGAGCAGCCTCCTGTTCACGGTAGTCGGTAACATTGTGCATTGCGATATCAATGCCGTCGTGCTTGAACTCCAGCTGGTTATCGACTTTAGCCTTGCGGGTTTCGGAAAGCGTCAGCAGGCGGATTTCAATCTTGATGTCCGGCCTGCCCGGCCAACTCACGACACGCTTGACATCGTGGGATGCCTTGATGCGGGCAATGAGTTCGTCGGGTTCGTCGTCGCGAATGGCTTTTTCGAGTTCCGTCATTAGCTTACCTTGCGAGCGCGGGCATAGAAGTCGAGCTGGGTTTCCTTGGCGGTCTTGCCGTCAATGTCACCCGGAGTCTGTTTCAGGAGACGGCAACCGGTGAACACCACCTTCTTGCCGCCCTTGTACTGCACGACAACAGTGGCGTCGCTGGTTCCGGTCCAGTCTCGGTCGGCACCACTATCGGGCACGACGGTAAGCAGGAAACCATAGTTGGGCGGTACTTCCACCACATCTACGCCATCGGCGAGTTCCACGGTCTGGGCTTCTTCGATTTCGTTCTCCTTGAACTGCTTGAAGCCCGTAATCTTGTCGCCGTTAAGGACAACTGTAACTTGGGAAATCTTCATGGTTCACTCCTTAGTTGAGGTAAAGGTCGATGGTGGAATAGATCTGGTTCAGGCCAGGCACGACAGGAGCCGGAATCTGGCAGAGCATACGGCCCGGTTCATCCTTCGATTCCTCGGTAATGAACTGGTCTGCATACTGGTCAATGAAACGAAGAATCTGCACCCCTTCGAGGCTCTTTGCCACGGCGATGTTGTCTTCGTTCAGGGCATCGGGCAACAGCTCGTGGATGACCTTGTTCTTGTACTTCACCTTGTGCATGGCGAGAATGGAGTCTCGGAAATAGTCAAGCGAGGCGATGACACCCGTATCAATGAGCTTGGGGAAGCGGACGCCGTCCTTGGTGCTGCGAGTAGTCACGGCACGGACAATGCAAAGTTCGCTGTCGGTTTCCACCAGAGGAATCACTCCGCCATAAAGCAGGGCATCCTGTTCTTCGCCGCTCCACTTGTCGGCGATATCCGGGAGACCGATGCCAGGGATCGGAAGCCCGTTCATGGGCTTGTTGGGCTGGGAATTGCTGGCAAAGATGGCGGCAAGGCCTGCGGCAATTTCCCAGGTAGTGGCGGGAATGGCGTTCTTGACTGCGGCAATGTGCAGGCGTTCGCAGTTGAAGTCGGTTGCAAGGGAAATGGCGTCGCCGGCCCCGCCAACGATTGTAGCCACAATGCCACGCTGGCCACGCTGTTCAAGCGGTTCGGCAGCCTGCATCAAGTGCGTCTTCAAGAGGGTCAAATTGGGCGCATCGGCCGTAGGGAGCACAATCAGGTGGAAACGTTCAGGGAAGGCCGCAGCAAGGGCGCTTTCCACGTCGATTTCGCCAGTTCCCGCAGTAAGAATCGGGTCTGCTGCCGTGATATCGGTGGAAACGACCTCGACCGAGACATTCACGCCACCCTTGGCGGCAGAAATGTAGGCACCGTTTGCCTTTGCTGTAAGGGTCACGACCCCCGATGCGGCTTCTGCGATAAACGGTGCGGCAGCTTCGGCGTTCAAAGCAGTGGCAATGTCTTCAGCAACCTTGGCAGCTTTTTCGCCGATTTTCACGCCGACATTGACATTCTTACCGTTATAGACGACACGGACAAGGCCGCCAACGGTTGCAGCGGTTTCGCCGCTGGGGTTGGAAAGCGTGATGGTCCAGGTGGCGGGGGTTCCCGCAGTAGCCTTGTGGCGCACCAGGGTAATCTGGGCGTACTTCCAGGCATTCTTTGCGGCCCTGTACATCTGGTGGAGTACCGAACCGGCCCCGGCGAGAGCGAGGACCTCACTTTCGTTGTAGACCGCCGTGGGCTTCGCCACTGCAAGGGTGCCGCCTTCGGCAATGTCGCCGACCAGAAGCACCTTCTGGATGTTCGCCGGGAGTCCGTTCGGGCCGGCAAAGTAGTTGTATTCCGAGTAGGAGCCCGGAATCATGGTTTCCGGGATGTTGTTGGTCAGTGTCATGGTGTTTCTCCGTTATCAAAGTTCACTTTGGATGTAGCGAGTTCCTCGTGCGGTTCCTCTTCGCTCTTGAAGGAACTCCATATAGAAAGCAGGTTGCGGTAGCTTGCTTCTTCTGTTTCAGGCGTCAGCGTGTACGCCGTTTCAAATTCAACTTCAGCTTCCAGGATCTTGTCGATAAGATGTTCTGGAGTAGTCGTTTCTTTCCAGTTCTTGGCATTCAGGGGTTCGATGTCAAGACCAAGGTTGTTACCTTGCAGCTTGCCTACCACATACTTGACTGCAGGGTGCAAAAGCTTGCGGCGTTCAACTTCGTTCGCAACATTCTTGAACACCAGGTAAACGATAATTTTGGAAGTCACTTTCAGCTTGTCGGTAGAGTCTTCCTTTTCATAGCTGCCCGATACGACGGCGGCAGAAAAACCTGGGCGCGAAAGGACCGTTACGACGGAGCCAATTTCAACAGCCTTAAACCAAAAGGCATCTCTTTCCTTCGCAGGAGTCTTGCCATTCTCACCGCAAAAGAGTTTATTTATCTTTTCCTCGATATCGAAATCGGTCATAAGGACCTCATGGATTCAAGCGAGAAAATGGCAGGCCCGCCATCGACTCTTGAAGACACCTTGAATCCGGATTCATCGACGGGGCCTATTTCGTCAATCCCTATGGAAACTTCACCGTCGGCGATTCGCTTCAAAAGGGCTATGGCGTTATTGTAGCGGAGCTTCATCCCTTCGGTGATATTCATCTCCGTCAGGCGCTCGTAAAGATTGTAAATCGTCAGGTCAACGCAAATCATGCGAAGCACTCTCGGAATACGCGGGAGCGGCAACCTGAAACGCTTGCCGATGTAGGCGTCAATCAGGGTAGAACTTTCCTCGATGGCCTTGACCACGATGTTCTCCTTGATTTCACCGTCGGCATTCGGTGTGAGGTCATCGGTGACCTCCACCAAGCGCGCATCAGGCACGTGCCCCCGTATATCGTCGAGAGTGCAGTAGTTCATCGGCTTACCTTAGGCAGTCTTGAGGACGTCCTTGAGGAGAATGCCTGCGCCCGGGGCGGTCACCAGTTCAGCCTGGTAGAAACCAGCCTTCACGATTTCGCCGCCCTTGAGACCAATATTCTTGTCTTCGATGACTTCCACGTAGCGTTCGCCGACCTGGGCAGTCATACCCCAGGCAAGACCTTCCTTCAAGTCGGAAAGTTCTTCCTGGTAGTGGGCAAAGATGTTTTCGCCCCAGCAAGAGGTGAGATCGGGCTTCTTCGGATTCTTGCGGGTGTTCACGCGGGCCTGACCGACGATGATGCGGTCCACTTCGAAGAGGTCCGCAATCTGTTCACGGGTAGCGACACCGGAGCCGTTGTTGGTGGGCCAGATGGCGTTAATCACGGACTTGTCGGTACGCAGCTTGTAGAACACCTTGGAACTCATGCCAAGCACGTTCGGACGCACAAGGGCGGATTCCATCATATCCATAATCAGCTCGAAGATGTTGGAACCTTCAGCACCGATCTTTTCAGAAGCAGAAAGGGTCTTGACCTGCGAGGATTCATAGTTGGCTGCATCCTGAACGATTTTCGCGATGCGGATTTCCCTGTCCAGGAGAATACGGTCAATCAGGTTTTCGATGGTCTTGTTGACGAAGCGGTCCTTGTTCTTCACCTGGTCAAGGTCTTCGTAGGGAACGGGAGTCTGCAAGCCGTAAGCCTTGGCAAGCCCCGGAATCTCTTCACCGCCAAAATACACGACATTCGGAGCGGACATTCGGCCCACCTGGGTATCCTGGGCACCAAATGCATCGCCCATGTTCCTGCGGAAATACTTGAATGCGAGTTCGTTACCGTCAAGCTGCTTGATTGGCATCACCTCGTCGGCAATCAGGCGACCGTTCTTGAATGCGGTCACAAGGCCGGTCTGCTGTTCGCCAATGGGCAGGATGGTGGCAAAACTTGCGCCTGCGCTACCAAAGCTCAGCGAATCGACGATGAACTGCGGAACGCCGCAGGCGGTAAGCGCGTCGCCACCTGCAAAGGCGCAGACGGTAAGCGCAAAGGTGATGAGGAAAAGAGCGATCTTGGTCATTTTCTTCATGGGTTATGCTCCTTCGTTGGAAGATTCGTTTTCGTTGCCGTTGGTGTCGCCACCTTCAGTTCCACTGGTTTCAGGTTCAGTGGGTTCGGTGGGCGTTTCGCCACCTTCGGTGTTTGCCGGGGCGTCGTTGTCGCCAGCGGGAGTGTCATCGCCAGTGGAAGGCGTTTCGTCGCCAGTGGATGCCGTCGCAGCAGAACCGGCGCAGTCCACCTTGATGCGGACCACATCGCCTTCGGAGCCCGAATCAAGGGCCACGATGCCGGACGCACCTTCGGCAGGAACGCCGCGACCTTCGGCATCGGAAGCGAGAGCCTGACCGTAGGTCACGTCGGCACCCAGTTCCACATGGCCGATACCGTCGTGCTGCACATCGACGCGGTTGCCTTCATTGACATCCACATCCATGGACACGCCAAGCACGGCATCGCCGGAACCTGCAAGTTTAACATTGCCTTGGGCTTCGCCAGCCTTGACGAAGCGGAAAGCGGGGACGGCGGTTTCCGCCGTAAAGTTGAGGATATTGCCCTTCATCAGGTACTCCTTATTGATTGTAACATTCTTCCGCAGCTTCGGCGAAACTGAGCTTGCGCCCCTTTGCCAGCTGTTCATCGTGATACTTGCTGATGCGTACCGCCGCAGACTCCGAGCTAGGAGCTGCCGCGGGCGCAAATTCACCGAACTGGACAATCTTCGGTAAGGATTTTACCGTGTCGCCCAGAACCTGCATCGGGTTCATTCGTTCGTCGCCTTCGCCAAAGCAGCCTTCGCCATCAACAGGCAAGGCCTGCATAGCGCCAAAGACCTTCATGAAGCAATCCTTCATCGCCTGGTTGCAACGGCCTTCGGCAATGGCGTTGTCTAAAGTCTCAGAGAACGCCGCACCGGCTTTTTGGCGCTGCGCCGCAAGCTTGTCGGCCTTGAGTGCCTCGTTTTCAGCCTTGAGTGCGGCATTCTCTTCGCTCAACCGCGTCGCCTCGCTAGAATTACCTTCCGGGATAGATTCGGTCGGTTCGTTACGAGGGGGCGTTGTAGGCTGAGGATTCTGATTCCCGTTCTCCAGCGAATCAGAACCGTCGGTATTCGGTTCACCGAAAGAAGCTGTAGATTCCGCAGGCTTTTCCACAACAGGCTTCGGCTGTTGCGGGAAGTCCTTTGCGTCCTTCAAGACGCTTTCGATTTCTTCGATGTCCTTGATGGCGTATTCCGGGAAAACCTTGTCGGCAGCCTCAATGCCATCCTTCTCGATAAGCTGTTCGCGCTGGCTGCGGAACATACGTCCAATGCCGCTCAGCTTGTACACAAGCGTTTCAAAGACACTGCGAGGCACCAGGCGGTCCCATGCGAAAGGCTCTGCAAAGACGCACACGTCCTGCTCTGTAACGCCCTTGTCGGCTTCAGCAAACATTCCTTCACCGAAACACAGCGGGGCCATACCCTTCATAGCAGGGCCAACCGCACCGAGAGCGCCCAGATGCCGCAAGCCTTTTTTCAAGTTGCTGTAAATGGCTGCGGAAAGATACTTGAAGCCGCCCTTCTTCACTTCTTCGGCAAAGTCCGGGTTCACATCGTCGAGCTTCACTTTCAGCACATTGTCTTCCACCTTGGAATCGACAATCGAGGCTACACGCGGATCGTCGAGTTTCGGGTGGCCCTTGACCATCGGCGGCTGGTAACCGGCTGCAAGCTGGTCATGGATTCCTTCGTTGAGGTCATTGAGGTCCGCTTCACTGAAGTCGTGTTCATTGCCAGCCATGTCAGTGACCTTGCCGACCTTGAACGCCTCGACCCATGGTTCCTTCAAATCTTCCGATTTCAGAATTTTGTCTTTCATGGCCTCAAAGATACCCGAATAAAAGCGAACGAGGACATGACATTGTCATGCCCTATGTCAGAGCCTATTGGGTAACTTTGCGAGGAGGTATATACCATGGATAAAACTTTCTGGCAGGAAGCATTGAAACAGTTCGGCATCGGCGTCATTTTCGCGCTGATGCTTGCCATCTTCTACACGAACGAAAACGCCAAGTGGGAAAAGAACGCCGCCAATGACCAGGTGCGCTGGGAATCGGTTCTGAAACAGTACAGCGACGACCAGAAAAGGGCGCTTGACGCGATACGGGCCTGTTGCATGGAATCGCATACGACAGGGAGGCAACCGTGAGCAAGTCCGAACTCAAGCCCAAGGCGAAAGAATTTTACACCATTCACCAGATGAGCCTAGCTGACATTAGCCGCCGGCTCAACATCTCCACGCGCACCCTTCAGAACTGGAAATCTGAAGAACACTGGGACGAAGCACGTGCCGAAATCAGCGGCAGCGAAAAGAACTTTCACGCGCAGCTGTTCGAGCTGGGCGAAGTAATGGCCCGCAAGATCAAGCAGGATGAACTTGACGGCGTAAAGGTTGCAGCCGAACGCTACACCGCACTCCAGCGAATCATAGACACCGCCGAACACGCCCGCAAGTACGAGGCCGTGGCACCCAAGAAAAACAAGTCCGAGCTTTCCCCGGAAGAACGTGCCAAGAAGGCGCTCGAAGAAATCAAGAAACACCTGGGCGTATAATGGCAGCACTAGACGAATTCTTTTTTCCGTATCAAAAGCGGTGGCTCGCCGACAAGTCGAAAGTCAAGATTTTCGAGAAGTCCCGCCGTATCGGCGGCACGTGGGTGCAAAGCTTCGAAGACGTGCAGGACTGTATCGAGCAGCCCGGACTCAAGGTCTTTTTCAGCTCAGCTGACATGACCGCCGCAGCTGAATACATCGACTATTGCGAATCGTGGATTCAGAAGCTCAACGCTATCGCCAAGGCGCTGGCCGAAATCAACTCCGAAGACATCGAGGACTGCGAATTTGCCGACGAGGACAAGGGAATCAAGAGCAAGATTATCGAGTTCAACAACGGCTCCAAAATCTACGTGCTCTCCAGCAACCCCAAGGCGTTCCGCTCCAAGGGCGGTAAAATCGTGTGGGACGAAGCCGCCCACCACGAAAACGACCAGAAAATGTGGGCAGCCGCAAAGCCTGCCGCCATGTGGGGCTATCCCATCCGCATTTTGTCAACCCACAACGGCGTAAACAGCCTTTTCTACAAGCTCATCGAGAAATGCAAAAAAGGCGAACTCGACTACAGCGTGCACACCGTGCCAATCCAGCTCGCAGTAGAGGAAGGCGTTGCCGACCGCATCTGCGGTCGAAAACTCTCCAGGAAAGAACGCGAAGAATGGCTGGAGCAGGAACACAAAGGCTGCCTTACCGAAGCCATCTGGCAGGAGGAATACTGCTGCAACCCGCAGGACGAATCCAAGGCCATGATCAGCTACGACCTGATTCACAGCTGCGAGCGCCTAGGAGTACTCGGGCTCGAAAAGGCCAAAGGCCCGCTCTACCTGGGTTGCGACGTGGCCCGCCACCGCCACCTCTATGTCATCTACGTGTTCGAAGACATCGGTGATCGCCTGATTTGCCGTGCAGTAGAAGCCTATCAGAACAAGAAGTGGAGCTACCTTGAACAGAAACTCTACAAGTTCCTGAAACTCCCGAACCTTGTCCGCGGCTGTATCGACCGCACCGGATGCGGCGACCAGTTCACCGAACGGGCCCAGGACAAGTTCGGCACGGTCAAGGTCGAGGGCGTACTTTTCTCCAACACGGTAAAGGCCGACCTTGCCATCACCCTTTTGCAAGCGTTTGAAGACCAGAAGCTCATCATCGAGAAATGCCCAAAGTTCCCGGGCATCGACACCAAAATCGAGGACGAACAGGCCGAAAGCATCCACGCCGTCCGAAAGATTGTCACGAGTGCGGGGAACGTGCGCTACGACGCTGCAAGCACCGAGCAGGGCCACGGCGACTTCTTCTGGGGAGCCGCACTTGCATACCATGCGAAAAACGCAAGTGACGCGGGTCCGGTATTCATCCAGACCGCCAATCCGTTCAAAGGGGAAAGCATGAATTTTAACGGCTTCTAAAAATCGCACAGAAAGGCCCTTTCTAGCCCGTTTTTGTTTTGGACTAGTAAACGGTCATCCGAGTTTAGAAAATCAAAATTCAACGAATTTGAACGGCCATTCAACGAGATTAGAAAACAACCGAGGATTGCATGAGCAAAAAGAGTAAGAAAAAGACCGAAAACACCCAAAACGGCGGTGAAAAACTCCGCTTGGCGACCGAAGTTGCCACCCGGGCGGCAGCGACTTTCGTCACGGGCGAAGATTACCTGCCAAACCCCGACCCTATCCTCAAGGCGCAGGGTGGAAACATCAAGGTCTACCGAAACTTCGTGGACGGACACCTCGATTCCGTCAAGAGCAAGCGTTTCGCATCCATCACAAGCCGCGCATGGACAATCGACGGTAGCAAGGGCGACCCCAAGAAAGCGAAGATGCTTGAAGAATACTTCTGGAACTTGGAACTGCGCAACACCATTTCGCAGATGCTCCAGGCCATTGGCTTCGGTTTTGCCGTCCACGAAATCGTGTGGGATTCCGTCCCCACGGCCTACGGAACGCTCATTCTGCCTGTCGCCATCAAGGACCGCCCGCAGGAATGGTTCCGCTTCGACGACGAAGGCAAGCTGCTATTCCAGAACAAGTTCGACGCGAAGGTTCCCGTACCCGACCGCAAGTTCATTGTGACCCGCAACCGCCCCACGGCCACCAATCCCTATGGCGAGCCAGTCTATGCCCGTTGCTTCTGGCCCATGGCCTTCAAGAAAGGCGGTCTCAAGTTCTGGATGATATTCGTCGAGAAGTACGGCATGCCCAAGGCCGTCGGGAAGATTCCTCCGGGAGCGACCGACAAGGAACAGAACACCTTCCTCAGGATGCTTTCTGGGCTTGTGCGCGATGCCGTGGCGGTCATCCCGCAGACGGGCTCCGTGGAGCTCCTGGAAACCAAGATGAGCGGCACCAACCCCCACAGCGAAATCGTGGCCTGGGCGGATTCCGAAATCAGCAAGGCGTGGCTCGGCGAAACGCTCACCACCGAGCAAACAAGTTCGGGCGGCACCCAGGCCATGGCCACCGTGCACAACGACGTGCGCCTGGACCTGGCCCTTGACGATGCCGCCATGATTGAATCCAGCTTCAATCAGCTTATCAGGTGGATCTACGAAATCAACTGGCCCGGCGAAAAGGTCATACCGTGGATGAACATCATTCTCCCGGAAGACATGCAGCAGGCACGCCTCGAACGTGACGCAAAGCTCTCGCAGCTGGGAGTCAAGTTCAATGCCCAATACATCAGCGACATCTACGGAATCGACGAGAAGTATTTCGAGATGACCGAAGTTCAGCAAGGCGGCATGTTCGCCGAAGGCCCCGAAAAGAAGGGCAAGGTCAGAAAGACCGCCCACGAACTCCGAAACCAGGTGAATGCATTCACAGAACTCCTGGAAGACGAATGCGAAAAGGTGGATATTCTCGCTCCCATCAGGGAACTGGTGGAAAACGCAAAGAGCCTCGAAGAAGTCCGCGACAAGCTGGGCGGCTGCTATGGCGAAATGCCCATGGACAAAATTGCTGACGAAATGGAACAGGCCTTTATTGCCGCAGATCTTGCGGGCCGTTTCTCCATCCTGAAAAAGGCGGGAATCGTCAATGGCTAAGGAACTCGGATTCAAGCAGGGCGCTTACAGGGAAGCCGTCGATTACTTCAAGAAGAAAATCAACATTCCTACAAAACGCTGGAACAGCCTCAAGGGCGCAATGCACACGAGGGCGTTCACCGTTGCCGGCGCAATGCGCGCCGACATCCTGCTCGATTTCCGAAACGCAGTTGACAGGGCCATCGAAAAGGGTGACTCCCTGCAAGACTTCCGCGACAACTTCTACAAGATTGCAAGCAAGTGGCGAGCAGCAGACCCCAGCTTTGATGCAAAGATGGAAAAGCCGAAATACGGTGCATGGCGTTCCAAGGTCATTTACCAGACGAATATGCTCACTGCAGCGGCGGCAGCCCAGGAGCGACAAGCAAGGGCCATGCCCGAAGTGTTCACCCATGCCAAGTACGTGTGCATGATGCTCCCCGGGAGCCGCGAGGAACACAAGCACTGGAACGGCACCGTGCTCCCTGTAAATGACCCCTGGTGGGAAAAGCACAGCCCGCCCAACGGCTTCGGCTGTCTTTGCGAAAAGGAGTTCATCAGCAAGTACGAAATGGACCGTGGCGACGAGAAGGTGACCAGAGCGCCGACCGCCGCAAACGACACCAGGAACATCGGCGAGAACTGGGATTACAGTATCGGCGACGCCGATGCCGAAAACCAGAGGCTAAAGGAATACACGAAAGAGAAAGAAGAAAAGCTGTTTGAAAAAGATATCGAAATTCAAAAACTTGCAAAGGAAAAGAATTCAACTGTCGCTAAAGCTAAAATCGACGAAAGAAAGGACGTTATTGCAGGTAATATTCCCGAGCTCGTAATTGATGAAAAAATTGATTCTTTCAACAACCACCAAAAACTGTTTGAATATATGGAAAACAAACGGGGTTTTAAAATAGATGAAAAACTCAAAAAATTTGACTTGGACAATATCAAAGGAATTTTAAAAGGTATTGATTCTGTAATGGAAGTTTTTCCCGAAGCTCAAATTGAGATACTAAAAAAGGCTATCAAGCCACCAAAAAGAGAGCGTGCTTATACAGGATACAAAAAGATTCCAAATTCTCCGCTATCCATCGGATTAAACGAAAAACATTTCGGCAAAGACGGAATCCCCTACAAGGATACAGGATATCACCCAAAGAACGGCAGCCCGTTTTCCACAGCCGCTCACGAAATGGGACATGTTATAAACTTCAAGATAACACAAGTCAACTATTTCTCTTTTTACACTAAAGCAGAGAGCGTTGCTGAACAAATTGTAAAAAAAGCTATAGAAGACAAAGGCATTCCACTGAATGATGACAGCATTTTAAAATTCAGGTCAAAGATCTCTCGTTATGCCGAAACCAATTACAGGGAAACTATTGCAGAAGCAATGGCGGATGTATTTACAAACCGTTCAGAAGCAGTCGAGGAATCAAAGGCAGTCTATAAAGCTTTAATGGGAAAACTAAAGGAGATTAGAAAAAACGTAATAAATGGCTAAATGATAACACCAGCATCATCATATTCTTTCTGAAGTTTCTTGAGTTTTTCAAAGGCCTTTTTTACATGATCAGGAGTATTCTTTTTGAGAGAACATTCAAGAAAACGCGGTGCATCGTGATTAGACCATTCGTAACACAACTCGAAAAGTTCTTCAAATTCTGGACCTTGCATATTAACCTCTTTTAGGACAATATACCATTTTACCCAAGGAAATGCAACCCCATGTCAAATTTTATCAACGCAGACGTAATAATCGATAAATTCAACGAAATTATCGATATCGCGAAGCGGACTGCCAGTGATTTGAAGCCCGCCATGGCGGCTATCGGCAACCTTGTGACAAAGAGCGTCAAGCAGAACTTCCGCGAAGGTGGCCGCCCCGTCCGGTGGCCCAGCTCGAAAAAGCCCAAGGGAAAGACCCTGGTTGGCACCGGGGCGCTCATGAAGGGAATCCACTACGAGCTCGACAGCGACGGCAACGCCGTCACCGTAATGACCGGCCCCCAAAAATATGCCCACATCCATCAGTTCGGCGGTTCAATCCCAGCACACGACATCGTGGCCAAGAACCGCAGGGCGCTCCGTTTCACAGTGGGCGGCACGGTATTCTACCGCAAGAGCGCCCACCACCCGGGTGCGAACATTCCCGCCCGCCCCTACATGCTTCTCCAGGAAGAGGACGAAACCAAGATCAAGGATATTCTGGCAAACAGAATCGTCGATGAAATGAAAAAGAAAGGAGGTCTCAAATGACAAAACCCGCACCCAAAACAAACAAGCCCAAACGCGCCTACTACAACGAAATGCCCGTGGAGACAATCAAGATTATCCACGCTATCGTGAAGCGCGAAGAACTCCCGCGTGAAGCCGCCTACGACATCGGCACCGCCGTCAAGTATCAATGCCGCGCAGGACTCAAGCCCGACAACGACTGGAAAGACGATATCCGCAAGGCCGAAAACTATCTGCACCACGCAAGAACCGGCGAATGGATGAAGGAATAAAGTGTATGCTAGAACAGGCTAAGCTGCCCTTTGTTTTCAGGCTTCTTTTCAACCACGTTCATGTACCTGTAGATCGTGCGCTCGCTGACTCCGGTTTCAAACGCAAGCTGGTGAACTGGCTTGTCGAAGTTGTCGCGCATATAGCGGCGCACTGCTGTCGGGTTCATCCTGGCTGGGCAGGCTACATGGTTGCCCGCGAACTTCTTCCAGATACGTTTGGCAATGTCGAGCCCGAGGGTGTTTGCCACCCACTTCAGGTCGTCATTCGGAAGGTCGTCGATTGTCAGGGAATCCCAGAAGCTCATTCTGTATCCCAAATATAATCAAAAAACGCAAAAAAAACAACAACGTAAAAAAAGGAAATGAAAAATGAATGGGAAACTTCAATCAGGTATAAACTCTTTATTTGTACTTGACGAATGTCTTGCTCAAACAAAAAAGGATAGAGAAGAACTCTCTATCCTTGGAAAAATCATTTCTAGCACTAGTGATAAACTCGGTGAAGAAATCAAAGACTCCAAGCGTTTTTGTTTAAGATTCCTTGCCTTCTTCTTCGCCTTTTGCGTCTTCGCCAGCATCGGTTTCAGATTCATCCTTTGGAATTGACATGCAGTCTATTTGTTTCAAGAGTTCGTCGGCGTTATCGAGATTTTCTTTAATCTCTTCGTCTTCTTTTTCCTCGACAATGTTCACCATCTGGTTCCTGATGAAATTCAGGTATTTGAAAGGGAGGATAAACGAAAATACAAACGCAACAAAAGTTATACCAACAAGGAAACCGGCGTTCTCCGGAGTACGAACATCAAAAAAGGATATTGCTGAATAAGCTACTACAGGTAAAAGCATGAATATAATTCTCCATACTTCTACACTCATTTCGTTATTTGTTTTAATGGCTTTCTTTTTAAGTTCCTTTGCGCATGTTCCAGAAATGCTATGGTCGAACATCTGCATAAGAACGGCAAGTATTGCAAAGGACACGGAAGACATAATGCTCAAATACGTGAGAGCACCGTCCATTGATTCAAAGACGATATTAAAATGTTCTTGCCGTGAAACCATGAATCCCAACACAATGCCAAGTATCGCAACAAAAGAGTGCTTGGCGTTAGGCGGTATTTTATTCAGAAGGCCAATCATGATTTACGTTAAGCTCCTTAAACCAATTTGTCAATTCCGCAAAAGCTTCTTTCTTGTAAACAAAAGATCCGTACTTTTCAAATTTAACTTTTTTTGTACGACAAAAACCGTCTTTCTTAATTTTTTCTCCTTGACTAGTTTCAGCAACTACAGAGAACATTCCATCGTCAGAATCAAACACTGTTTCTCCACGTGCTCCCACCGACAAAAAAGAACCGAAAAACGCTTTGACATTTTTTTCAGGGATAAACTTAAGCTCAACTTTTACTGCATCATTTTTGCTTTCAGCTCTGCATTCAGAAGTACAAAAATCAAGTTTACTCATATCGGAACTTCTAATCGCCTTTTGAACAGATTTTGGTTGTGCAAAACCGTTCAATCGCACATACTTGATGCCGTGATTTTCGATAGCCTCTTGAATTGCGCGAGAAGGCTCTTGAACAGGAATGAATTTCGCTTTGCCGAGAAGCTTGTGAACAAAATTCCACACCAGGGAATATTCGCGACCGTCGGAAACCATTGCTATAGCGGCATTACCACAGAACAATGCCATGGCTTGACATTTTAGGTAATCAGAATCCTTTTCAGGAGCCTTCACTTCAACTTCAATAGAATCCTTTTGCAAGTCGCTGGTTGCACGCCTTATGATATCAATCGGAGCCCCCTCTTCATATCTTGCTATATGCAATAAAACAATGTCTCCTTTAGTCGTGACATTCATTGCGCATGCTTTACCCTTGCCGTCTTCAAGCGAAACTATTCTACTTTCGACCGTAATCTTGCCCTTAAGTTCCTTTTTGATTTCTTCGGTAATATTCACGTCTTTCGTCTCTGTAAGAGCAAAAAGACTGAGTGTAATTTCCTTTGTTGAAGATGTCTTTGTTGCCATAATTGGTTATGTCCTAAAAAAGTTCAATAATATTCCCCGCTACGCGGTAGCTTGGGTGGGTGGGTTCTCTGCTTCGGGCGTGGTGGCGGCGTGGCGGGAGCTCAGGGCGAGGGCGACGACCTGGTTGAAGAGGCGGGAGAGTTCCTCGACGGTGGGCGTGGCGGTGCCCTGCCGCCAGGAGTCGAGCGTGGCGGGGCTTACCCCCACGAGCTGGGCGAGGCGGCTTGCGGGCGTGTTCGACAGCTCAAGAGCGCCTGAAAGGTCAAGAATACCTTTATTTTCGGAATCCCCCTTGACAAAGTTGAAACTATTGTTTAATTCATCAATAGTTTTATCATCGTCAAGAATCCACGATACACTGCACCCCAAACCGGCTAATTTTTGCAGAATTTCAAAACCCGGCTTTCTTTTTTCAGCCGTGTATGCAGCCAACTGCTGTGGAGACATACCCAATGCAGCCGCCAAATGCTTGTCTGCACCATATTTTTTTTGCGCAAAAGCCTTGATTTTATCGCCGAACATAAGAAAAATTCACTTTTTGTTTAATTTTATCTTGACAAGGATAAAACTATTGTTTAAATTATGAATGTAGTAGTGATTAACCACCACTACAAAAGTTAAAAAAGACGAGGAACTTTTCCAAATGGATAAAAATCTTACAGTGACGAAATTCTCATGGCGCAAGGCCGCCGAAAGGGTTTCCGAAATCGCCGGAAAGCCCTATAGCGCCCAATACATAAGGGAAGTAGCCACTGGCTACCGCACCAACAACCAGCTTACCCCCATCCTCAAGGACCTGGGACTCACCACCAAAGGAGTAGCATAATGATCAAGAAAATTTTCGACGAAGAACCCGAAACCACCCTCGAAGGGTCAACCGAAACGGTTGCCCCTTTGGACGAAGTGGAAACCCCGACTATTGACACGGACTCCCAGTCCGGCGACATCGTTCCCGCCGAATACTCCGGCAGTTCCGCCCACTGCATCGCCAGGGAAACCGGCGTCAAGGAAGACGACCTTGACCCGACCATGTCCGGGGCCCTGCGACTCCGTTATCGCATCTTCAACGATACCGCAATCCGCATGGTTCTCGATGACCAGAAGAACGCGTGGTTCGTCGCCGACGACATTTGCAAGATTCTCGGCTATACAAAGGACACGGCGGCAGTCATCAAGAAACACTGCAACAAGGTCTATGACAGCAAGGACCTTGACGGCACAAACGAACTCGCCAAGAAGATTACGGTGGACACCAAGGGCGGCAAGCAGGCGATGATCGCCATCAACGAGCCCGACCTCTACCGCCTCATCATGCGCAGCCGCATGCCCGACGCGGTCAGGTTCGAGCGCTGGGTGGTGGAAGACGTGCTCCCAACCATCCGCAAGACGGGCAAGTACACCGTCAAGCGCAAAATCGACTACGCGGCGGCTACCGACGCCACGACGGTCGCCCCTGCCGAAGAGTCCGCACAGTGCGAACTGTTCCCCAACATGATGCCGTCGATGACCTTCCCGAAGCCGTTGACCGAAAAAATCAACGCCGCGAAGCAGAGCCTTTTCGAACACGGCACGACCTTCCCTTCCAACAAGGATTTCCTGAAGTTCCTTGTCAAGAAGGGTATCGACAGCCTGATGAACTAAACAACACCGCCACACACCACCAAGGAGTTTTCCATGATTACCGCAACCGCAACTATCCCCGCCCGTCCCGCTTTCGTCGCCCCAGTCCGCCACTGCGACATCTGCGGTGCAGAAGCCCGCATCACCATCAACCGTGACCATTTCTGCGGCGACTGCATGAAGTCCCGCCGTGTCCGCGCGTTTCTCCTCGGTAAGGCCAGCCGCTAATGCAACCTATCTGGATTAGTTCAACGAAGGCAGCGGAGCTTCTCGGGATTTCCGACAGGCAGGTTCGCCGTAGCGTCTCCATGTGGAACTACCGCTGGAGCGAAAAGGACGGGCGCAAGGTTCTCGAAATCGATGTCCGCAGCCTTCCCGCCGAGGCCTCGAACCGCTATGTCCAGGAGACCCTGCCAGAAGCCCCCGAAGTCGCCACCCGCGCAGAGGACGTGGAGACGGTCATCAGGAGCTATGACCGCGCCACCGACCGCGCAAAGAAGAACTTCGACAAGTGGACTCTCATTTTGCTCAAGTGCGAAGGCATCACGGGCACCAAGGAACTCGGGCGTTTCGTGGACGATTGGAACAAGGCCCACCCCGAAATGAAGACGAGCATCAAGAGCATCTACCGTCAGCGTTCGCAGGTCGGCGAGTGCGGGAAGATTGCACTCATCAACCACCGCGAAGTGATGCACTCCACCGTACGCGACGCCTGGTTCGAGGATTTTAAGAACGCCTACTTGACCGCGAACAAGATAAGCGTATTCTCCAGCTGGATGATTGCGCTCGGCAAGGCTATGGAACGCGGCGACGTGAAGGACCAGAGCGAGTTCCCGAGCAAGTCGGCTTTCAATCGCAGGCTCAAGAGCGAGTTCGCGCCCGATGTCATCTACTTTGCCCGCGAAGGCAAGAAGAAGTTCTACGACAACAAGGGTTTCCACCTGGACCGCGACTACTCCGACCTGAAGGCGGGGCAGGTGTGGGTGGGCGATACCCGCACGTGGGACGTGTTCGTGAAGGTGCAGGGGCAGGAAAAGCCCGCCACCTGCTACATCACGCTGTTCATGGACTTCAAGACCTACATGCCCATGGGCTGGTGCCTGCACCACGACGCCCCGGGCACCGAGAACACGCTCCGCGCCATGCGTCACGGCATCGAACGCTACGGTCTGCCGGAAGAAATCTACGTGGACAACGGTCGCGAATACCGCAACCGCGACTTCTCCGGCCAAAGCCGTGGCCACCAGATTGTGGAAGACGAGCAGTATGCCGAATCCATGGCAAGCCGTCTCGGTATCAAGATGCACTTCGCCATCGTGCGTAACGCCCGCGCGAAGATCATTGAACGCAATTTCTTGATTATCAAAAACGGCTTTGACCGTATGTTCAACAGCTTCAAGGGCGGCACCGTTGTCGAGAAGCCGGAGCCCCTGAAGGGCGTGCTCAAGAGCGGGAACTTCCTTACCTGGGAAGAGTTCTACGGCCTTGCGCAGGAATACATGACGAACGTTTTCCCGGGGCTCCCTTGCCAGGGAAAGCACCACAACGGCATGACCCGCCGCGAGCTCTGGAACGAAGAAATCGTCAAGCGCGAACCGATGCGCCGCGTCTCGAAGGAAACGCTCTCCATGCTGGTGAGCCGCACCGTGTCGGGCCGCATCATGCACATGGGTTTCCACCTGGCACAGCTCGACACCTGGTACTGGGCCGAATGGATGCCCGTGTGGAAGGGCCGCGAGGTCACCTTCCGCTACGACCCCGACGACATGCGCACCGCCTGGTGCTACGACCAGAACAAGAAGCTCATCGGCGAATGCTCCCTGCAGAGCGCCGTGGGTGCCATGGTCAAGGATGACGATGCGGTGGGCAAGGCGCAGATTGCCGAAGGTGTCGCCCGCAAGCGCCACGAAGAAAAGATGCTCAAGGAAATCTGCCCCGACATGTCGAAGGAACAGGCCGAAGAGTATATCAGCGCAATGCGCACCGCCGTGGGCCCGCAGGACATCTTCGTGCCGCAAGGCCCAACGCACCTCACGCGCCACGACCGCGACTCCGAACAGCTCAAGGCAGAAAAGAAGGTGGGCAACGCCGACTTCTACAACATCGTCGATGGTGAAGTGGAAGAAAAGCCGAGCACCGACCTATGGGATGAACTCTTGACAGGCGAGGCGATGTAATGGACTCCGAACAGCTCTTGAAAATCTACCGTGCGGTCGCCGGACCCGTTGCCGAAAACAACGTGGACAAGGCGCTGATGATCATCAGACGCGCCGGACGGTTCCCGGACGATGTGGACCGGCACGAGATACGCACCTGGTACCGCATCAAGGAACGCCTGGTAAAGGCGGGACTCCTCTAGAACTTAGCCGATGGGGGCAGGCACACTTTGCCGCAACACAACACTTGTCTCCCTGAAAACCGCCCCCGGAGGCACCCCTTTTTAACCCAGCAACCATAAAGGATAGAATATGGACGCAATCATCAAGCAACTCAAGGACTACATGTCCCGCACCGGGGCATCGCAGACCAAGGTGGCGAACGCCATGGGCATAAGCCCCGCCACGCTCAGCTACTTCTGCAAGGGCACCTATACCGGCGACATCGACGCCATCTGCGAGAAGGTGAAGGACTTCCTCGAAGTAGAAGCCCAGCGCGAGACTATCAAGCAGAACGAAGGAATCGTGCAGACCAAGTGCTTCAAGACCATTCACAAGTTCTGCTCGCTGGTCCTCAGCCACCAGATCTGCGGGATGCTCACGGGTGACGCGGGCTGCGGCAAGACAACCGCGCTGAAGGCCTTCGCGAAGGCCCACCCGAGCGTCATCCTTATCGAGGCGGACCACGGCTACACCGCCAAGGCTCTCTTCGACGAACTCTGCGCAGAACTCGGTCTCGACGAACGCGGAAGCCTGCACGAAAAGCTCGTGCGCGTCGTGAACAAGCTGAACGACTCGGGCCGTCTGGTAATCATCGACGAGGCCGAGCACCTGCCCTACCGTGCGCTCGAACTCATCCGCCGCGTCCACGACAAGGCGGGCGTGGGAATCGCCCTTTGCGGCATGCCCAGGCTCGAAAAGAACGTGCAGGGCGACAAGAACCACTACGCCCAGCTGAACAGCCGTATCAGCGCACCGTGCCGTGCAAAGCTCCTGGACAATGCCGACGTGAAGGCGTTCATCGAGAGCCGGTTTCCAAAGTACGAAGGCAACTGCATCGAACGCGCCGCCCAGATTTGCCGCAGGAACTTCCGCCTGCTCTCGCACCTCGTGATGTGGAGCAAGGAACTCATGCGCAACAACGACCGCGAAACCCTCGACAACGAAATCCTTGAATCCGCATCGCAGATGCTCGTGGTGGCACGCTAATGACTACTCCCGCCGACAAGAGAGCCGAACAGTACAGGCAAATCCACGGCCTTGTGCGCCTGCTCGGGATGAACGACGAAGCCTATCGCGACATGCTGCGCGACCGCTACCAGGTCGAAAGCTCCAAGCAGCTCTCGACACAGCAGCGCAGCTCGCTCATCAAGAGCCTGCGCGAACAGGTCCACGGCAAGGCCCAGAAGTTCAACGAGCTCTCCGGCAGGGCCAAGCACAAGGCAAGCCCCGCACAGCTCCGCGCCATTGAGGCGATGTGGGCGCAGGTCAGCCGCGCAGAGACTTCCGAAGACCGCCGCAAGGCCCTGAACGCCTTCTGCAAGCGGCTCACCAGCGTGGAAGTGGTCACATGGATCTGCAAGGACGACGCGAAGGTGCTTATCAAGGCGATACACGCCATGGGGGCGCAGAGCCCCGAAGAATTTAACCGAAACAAGAACAACAACCAGAGGTAACCCTATGGCAAAGAAAGACAAAGACGGGAACTGGCTCGACGACCGTGGCCGCCCCGTGCCCGAACAGTACATTCCCGCTATCGACAAGAAGCGCGACAAGCTGGTGGAAGCGACCTTCAAGAAGGTCGTGAAGCTCGCCGAAAAGATTGCGGAAACCAAGGTCGAAATCGTCGGTAGTATCGACAAGTATCTCGACGAAATCGCGAAGGAAAACCGTGTCCGCGAGAACTGGAAGGGCAACATCCTTCTCCAGAATTTTGACAAGTCGCTTGTCATCGAGCGCCGCATCGACGACCACATCGGCTTCGACGAAAAGCTCCAGATGGTGAAAACCATCGTTGACAAGTGGCTCAACGACCGTCTTGACGGTATCGACGAGAACCTGGGCAAGGTCATCACGCAGGCGTTCAATGTCGATAAGCAGGGCCGCGTGAACACCGCCATGCTCATGAAGCTTTTGCACCTCGAAATCGAGGATTCCGAGTGGAAGAAGGCGATGCGCATGCTGAAAGAGTCGATCATCGTCAAGTCCTCCAAGCAGTCCATCAACTTCAGGCGCAAGGTGAAGAAGGACTCCGGCGAAGTGTGGGAAACCATCGTGCTCAACTTCAACGACATCGTAGCAACAGCCAAGAAGGAAAAGAAAGATGCCGAATAGCGAAACCTACAGGACACTCGACCTTTTCCGCGACCAGCTTGAACTCGAAGCCGACTCCCAGTTCGGCTACGCGGTCGTGCTCAGGCAGAACCAAGGCAAGCCGCTCCTCCGGGGCGTGGGCTCCACCCCGCACAAGGCGATGGAAGACCTTGCCGAAACGTGGGAGAAGGGCTAGTGACCAAACAACAAATCTTCCCGCTGGTACTCATCATCCTCGACCTTTTGGCAGCCGTCGTCTAAGGAGTGGTGGACATGAATGTGCGCAAGATCGTCTACTGGGTAGCGGCGGCAGTCCTCACGATTACCGTCACGTTTTAAGCCATTGTCGTGGCGGTAGTCCCCGGGCGGTTGCGGTTGGCCACGTCGAAGGAGTTGTGAAGCCTTCGGCGGCGGGGTTAGAGTCCCCGCACTGCCCCTAAACTCGGCAAAGCTGACCAATAAGCAGCAAACGACGCCTGCGGGTGCAGCCGCGAAGCATCCGCAGGCAACCCTTTTACAACAGAGGCCAAATGAAAGACACCCGAATATACAACGAATACGTGACCTGCAGCTGGTGCGGTCACAAGAAATACTGCAAGCTCGAAGACCGCAAGTGGGTCTGCAAGGCCTGCGACACCACCCACCCCGCAGGAGTTGACCGTGAACATCGCGTATAGGCCGCAAGTCCCCACCTGGAAAAAGAGCCTGAAGAACCTGGAACTCTACGAAATCGTGAACAAGCTGCGCATCGAAATCCAGTGCGACTGCATTCCGGGAACCCTGGTGTATGAAATCATGGCGGGCTACATGACCGACTTCAGGAGCGGCCCTTCCGTCGTGAACCCGTTCATCCCGAAAATAGGCGACATCCTTCTTGCACTCGCCTGGCTCATCCACGATGTCAACTACCACGGCTTTTTGAGCAAGAAATATGCCGACCTGCTCCTGCGCGAAATGCTGGAACACGCAGGCATGGGCACCGTCAAGCGTAACGCCGTCTATTACGCGGTCAAGTTCTTTGCCGGTTCCCACTACAACACGCTCGACGAAGACCAGGGCGACATCTACAACCACAACAAGACCCTCGTGAAGATGCAGTGGCTCGACAGCAAGGGCTTCACGCTCAAACGCTTCAACGGCAGGGCAATCACCGCAAACGCATTCAGATGATTACCCGAAAAGGCATACTCAAGGTCATACAGACCACGGCAAAGGCGGCCTACTGCGTCGCCTTTGTCGCACTCGCAATAACCGTACTCTACATGGTAGCCTCATCACTATAGGAGTCAAAATGAACAGTCCGCTAGTATCCCACGCCGAGATAAGCCCGAACAGGACTACGCCCCGGAACCACAAGATCGACACCATCACCATCCACTGCACCGCAGGCCACATCAACGTGCGGGCACTCGGCAAGCTGTTCGCAGCCAAGGCCCGCATGGCGTCTGCCAACTACGGCATCGATGACCAGGGCCACATCGCACTCTATGTCGATGAATCCGACCGCAGCTGGTGCAGCAGCAACGCCGTCAATGACCACCGTGCAGTCACCATCGAGGTGTCGAGCGACGAAAAAGCACCCTACCGTGTAACCGACGCTGCATTTTCAAGCCTCATCTACCTGGTCGCCGACATCTGCAAAAGGAACGGCATCACCAAACTCCGCTGGCACAACGAAAAGGCCCTGGTCGGCCAAGAGAACAGCGACGGCGAACTCATCCAGAACATGACGCTGCACAAGTGGTTCAAGAACAAGGCTTGCCCGGGCAAGTACCTGGAAGAACGCATGTTCGAAATCGCCGCCAAGGTGAACGCCCTGCTGTAAAGGAGTAAAAGATGAAAGAAATCCTGATGAGCATCCACCACAAGTGGGCAGAACTGATCTACAGCGGCGAAAAGACACTGGAACTCCGCAAGACAGCCCCGAAAGCATTGGACGGCGACGGTTTGAAGGTTTACCTCTACGACACCGAACTGAAAAGCATCACTAGCGTCATATACGTGAATTTTTGCCATGAAATCACCGAAATAACGCCAAAGATTGTCGAAAATTCGTGCGTTTCTCTCGATGAAATCAAGAAATACAAGGCAAAAGGCAGAGGTAAGCTCTACGGTTGGGAGATTTGTGGCGTCGATGAATACGGTCCCGACTGGCTCTATCCCGAAGATTTGCACATCAAAAGGGCTCCGCAAAGCTGGCAATTCGTGAGGTAAACGCTATGGAATACGTCTTGAAAATCAGAAAAAGGAACTTTGAATCGCTCATGAACGGCGACTTGACCTTCGTCATCCACAAGGTTGATAAGTTCTACTGCGTCGGCGACCGCCTGGTGCTCTTCGAGACCGAAGGCGGCAATGAAACAGGCCGTAGCCTTACCGTGCGTATCACCTTTATCATGCATGCAGAGGACGCCGTAGGCATCAAGGACGATTACTGCGTCGTTTCCGTCAAACGCGCCGGGAAGAACACCCGCACAAACGTGGGCAACCGCCCCGCAAGCGAAGACGAAGCCGTCGAGTATGCCGCGAAGCTTGGCAAGTCCGCAGACTGCGCAAGGCGCTTCTACAACTACTATTCGATGACCGGCTGGAAGATGAAATCCGGGCTCCCGCTCTCTGACTGGCATGCCGCGCTCAGGAACTGGAAGGACTTCCAGGGCTCACAGAAGACCTCTGAACAGGCTGAAACCGACAGCCAGCTGGAGCTTTTGCTTCCCATGCTGCTCAAGAAAACGGCATCGCTCGCCAAGCAGAAAGAAAAGCTCGTATTCCACGATCCGTTCATCGGCACCGTGCTCCAGTTCTACGGCTTCGACCGCTTCGATTATAACTTCAACGTTTTCGAAGTCCACGAAATGGTCAAGAAATACGCCACCAGCAAGAAACTCGGCACGGGATGCCCGCAGATGCGCTCCCCGAACCCCTACGGCAAGGGAACGCTCCAGGTGCCAACCATCGAAGAATTCGCCGCCATATTCCAGAAGAAAAAAGGTGATAAAACCGAAGGCTGATTTTCTACACCGCGAAAAATTTAACGGCAGGATGCAAAATCCTGCCTTTTTTTATAGTTTCAATTCAATACTTACATTCAATTTGTCAATTCTGCGATTGGTGCTCTCAATAAATTGTTTCGGAGTCATACCAGCATATTTCTTGAAAAACTTGAATTCTTCTTCTGTTAAAATCACCTTATCACCAAATGTAGATGCAATAATTAAACCGATGAATTTTTCCGAGTATTCCTTCAATTCTTCTTTAGATAGATTACTAGCTATATCCTGACCATAAATCATTTGTCGAAATTTATTTTTCATTACATCTTCTGAATACGACATAAGATCTGGAGAATAAGCCTTTCCAGCTGCTACTCCATTGAATGTATTTCCAAGAATTTCAATAATGCTTAAATCATCAGATTCAGCCTTTTCGGCAAATTTACATTCTACGAATTCATCTATCATATTTTAAATATACTTTATCTCACGAAATGCGTCACGCCTCAAAAACATGTCCGCACCAAATGTCCGCACCCCAATTTTCAATAAAAATTCAAAACGCCTTTAACGGCTTAAAAACGCCAATTCACAAAAAAAATGTCTCACGAAAAGTGAAACATCTTTTTCCGCAAAATGAAGAAACCGCGAAAATAGCGAAAAAACGGCAAAATCAAAAAACACACATTTTTCGGGTTAAATGAGAAAAGAAAACCCAATAAAATCAAGGGCTCCAGCCACATTCACTGATTTATTTCTTTTCTCATTACTTCCGCTTTGGCATAGGCGTCCTTGTCGCCGAGTAAATCGTAAAGTTCTTTCTCGTCGTCCTTGCTGCGGGTCATGACCATTTTGATTTTTTCAACCGGCTTCAGTTCCCGCTTTTCCTTGTCGGTAAGTTCGGTCGCCTCGCCTGCAAATTCCGCATCGTCGCAAATTTTCGCCACGCCCCATTCCGGGCGCAGTTCCAAAATGTTCTTGTACAGCGCATATGCAATCTGGCGGCTGTAACAAACGAACATCGCCTTGCCACGAACGGTCGATTTTTCCTGAACGCGAGCCTCGTAATGCGCCACGAAATCCCTCGCCACGGCCTTCAACCGGTCGGGGTCGCCGAGAATCACGCCCATCTGGGCCACATCCTGCTTGCTCTGGTCAATCTGGTATTCGTTGGCACCTGCTTCTGCGGCTTCTTCGTAATACTTTTCAATTTCTTCAAGAACGGAATTGTTCAGCACCACCTTGGCGGCACGGCCTTCGTAAACGATGGGCACCGTAATGCCGTCCTTTACCGATTCGGTCATGGTGTAAACATCGACCTCGGGGCCAAACACATCGAGCGTCGCATCTATCGGCGTTCCCGTAAAGCCCACGTAAGTCGCATTGGGCAGGGAATTGTGCAGGTAGCGCGCAAAACCGAAACTCGTCTTGACGCCCTTATCGGTCACGGTAATTTTTTGGTCCAGGTTAGTCTGCGTGCGGTGCGCTTCGTCCGAAATGCAGACAACATTATCACGGTCGGTCAACAGTTCGATATCTTCGCTGAACTTCTGGATGGTCGTGAGGAACACGCCACCACTCTTGCGGCCCTGCAATTTTTCACGCAAGTCGGCACGGCTCTCCACACTTTCGACACGCTCGTCGCCGATATACTTCTTGGAAGCCGTAAACAATCCCGAAAGCTGGTCGTCCAAATCGGTGCGGTCGGTAATCAGCACAATCGTCGGCGTCTTGAATTCTAGCGACTTCATGAGCAGTCGCGTCAAGAAAAGCATCGTAAAGCTCTTGCCGCAACCTGTCGCACCAAAGTACGTGCCGCCCCTGCCGTCGCCATACGGCTTGCGAGCCTTGCAAATGTTTTCGTACAAAGACCGCGCCGCATAATATTGCGGATAACGGCACAGAACCTTCTGCTCTTTCTTGCTACTGTCCGGAAAATACTGAAAGTTCTTGAAAATATCCAACAGGCGTTTGCGATTGAACATCCCTTGAATCATGGAGTACAGGCTTTCGATGCCCTCGGCCTCGATTCGCCTGTCGCCAAATTCCACACGTCGCCACGCATAAAAGTAATCGTACTTGGCAAAGAAACTGCCCGCCCGGTTGTTCACGCCATCGCTAATCACGCAGAAAGCATTATAGACAAACAACTGCGGGATATCGCGGCGGTACCGAACCGTCAACTGTTCGTAGGCGTTGAAAACCGTCGCCTCTTCGCGCACGGCACTCTTGAACTCGAACACCACAAGCGGGAGCCCGTTCACAAAAAGGATTGCGTCGGGAATACGCTTTTCGGAACCGACAATTTCAAACTGGTTTACAATCTTGACGATATTGCAGTCGGCGCAGTATTTCGCCGCCACATCGGCCGCCAGCGGCATCGGCTCTTCATCGGCATCAACACCGAATCCCGACTTTCTATGCTCACCCAGCGGCCTGAAATCCAAAAGCTCGATGAGGATGTCCTTGTCCTTCGGGTTCTCGCGCTTGAGCATAAAACCGTCCGAAAGCCAGGAACAGAACTTCTTGTTGCTCTCGTAGAGCGCACTCGCCGAAAGATTCCGCAACTGCAGAACAACCGAACGGATTTCGTTCTCGGTAATGCCCTCGGAATCGTAGCGACGGTACAAGTAGTCACGCAGGTCCTGCTCGATCAAGACCTCGCCCTCGCCACGGTCAATCGCCTCGCCGGGCACATACTTGCAGCCCTCCTGAACCAGGAGGTCAATAAACACTTTCTCTAAGTCGGCTTCCTTGAACGCCATGCAGTAAAAATAAATTCATTATTTTTCTGCGCAATAGGCAAAATGGCGTTTTTGAGGCAAAAAGCCCCTTAATTCTTCTTTATTTTCCGGATTACCTTGTCGAAATCAGAGTCAATCTTTTGCGTGCGGTTGAAAATCTCGTATTCTCCGAAAGCTTTCTCGTCCGCCTGGTCCCGGCTGACTTTTCCATTGCCATCAAGAATATCGTAGCGCCTGAATTCCAGGAACTCGTTCACGCTTGCAGCAAACTGCTCCATGTTAAAAGCAATCTCCCGCTCTATCAAGTCTTCGATGTAGTCAAAATAACCGCTCACAGCGCGTTCCAGCTGACGGATCTGCTTTTCTGACAAATAATTCTTGGCAATGTTCACGTCGCTTTTCAGCACACGGCCGCTCGGAGAATTTTTCCAGGTCGTAAGCCCCATGTGCTCTTTTTTGTGGTCGGCCCTCTCGTACACGATTTCCGCAGCAGTCTGCCCTGTTATCGCATAGTGGAACTTGTTCTGAACCGTGGCGAAAAACTTTTTCGTTATTTCAGAATCCTTGTCGTAGTCTATGGAACACTCGGCAAAAATATCCGTTATCTGCTGCCAAATGCGGCGTTCGCTCGCACGGATAGATCGGACTCTTTCCAAAAGTTCCTTGAAGTAGTCCTTACCGAAAACAGCGTTACCCTGCTTTAAGCGCTCGTCGTCGAGCACAAAACCCTTCTTGATGTATTCCTTCAGGATTCCCGTAGCCCAAATGCGGAACTTTGTGGCCTTCGCAGAATTTACACGGTAACCGACGGAAATAATTGCATCGAGATTGTAAAAAGAGACATTGCGCTTTACGGAACGACCATTTTCATTTTGAACTGTTTCCAAAATGGAAACAGTTGCGGATTCACTAAGCTCTCCTTCCTCGTATATGTTTTTCAAATGTTTCGAAATGCCCGGAACATTAACATCAAACAGCTCGGCCATAGCCTTCTGCGTCAACCAGATGGTCTCGTCTTTGACTAAGGCCATGACCTTGACATCTTCTTCAGGACTACTGTAAAGAATATACGATATCTGCTTGGCTAGTTCGTTCGACATACCTTCACCATTTTCTACTCACTTGTGCACTAAATATATATTTCTGGAACAGATTTGTCAAGACCCTTGTTTCAACACTTCCCACCGTCCATTCTTTCGAGCGCCAATGCGAGCAATGTACGATTTTTCCCGTAAAGACTTCAAAGTTCTATTAATCGTCGGTTCGGAATAACCTGTTTCATGTATAAGTAAGGGAGTCGTAATAGATGGATTCCGCTTTATTTCTGCGTAAATCAGCGATTCCGTTTCCGTAAGTTTTATCCTATCGTTTATCCTATCATTTATCCTATCATTTATCCTATCACCCAACCGCTGCAATCCTTCAAAATAGAACGAAGTCCGCATGAAATGATCCGTAAATGAGAACGCCTTCTTGTCATAGGAACGCAGAATACGCCGCATGCCGCTCCCGAGTTGTTCGACCATGTCCAAGTCATGGAAAATACGCATAAGTTCGCGATTGCGCGGCATAGAACAGCAGTTGAAGAAATCTTCTTTTGAAAGGCCTTCCACCAACCCGCCGTAGTTCGTTATTTCCATCCTGTCAGAGAAAATCTCAAACAGGGGCGGGACCTCCTTCGTGTAATCATTATGAACGACGGCATTGATTACAGCCTCGCGCAAGGCAACCGGATCGACCAGGGGCTTTTCAATACGCTCCATAGGAGTAATCTTAGCATGCGTAATGTTGGCCACCTGCAATCGCGTGAGTACCGATTTTACAGCCTTTATAATGCTACAATAACCAAATTCCTCATTTTCAATAAGGTCATATTTGTCCGTGCCTTTGTACCGCGCCACCTTTATGGATACTCCGTTTTCATCAGCAAGGAGATAAGCATTGTAATTGTATTTTCCGTCGGGAGTAAGCAACTCCAGCGTCTTGGCAAACTGACTGTTCAAGGGCTTTTTGCTCTCTTCGTAGTAGATTTTTAGCTGGCTAAATGTCAGGTCTTGCCGCGGAGCTGGAATCTTGGCAAGAGAAATCTTTGCACGAGAGGCGAACGTCTCCAGAATTATCTTTTCGCTCATTCCATGGACTGAACTTCCCACACGCACAAAGCAACCTTCGGGCGTCATACCCGCCTTTTTTAGATAATACGGTTTTTCCGGGCCACCCGAAATCGCCACATGAACGATATTTTTGTGGTAGTGTCAAGGGTTTTTCGCAAAAATAGTTTGTTCCAACATCAGATTTAGGCTACATTTCCTTTCTTTCCGCTCTTTTCCAGTTCCCGTTTCA